CCTCTTCCGTTAAAACCCCTAAAGATGCTTCTGACGCTCGACCAACAGAACATAGCTGTACTGGCTTATGTTTCATAAAGCCAAGAACTGGCTGTAAACTAGTATTGGTTGCAGCGTCTGTTCCAATGCCATAGTTGCCGTTATCATTGTATCCACATGCTTGAATATAGCCGTCATCGTATAAGATAACTGTTGATGTGTATGCTAGTGATCCTAACGCTTTTAACTGCGTTATAGTACGGCCAGATCGCAAACTATTCGGAATTGTTTGGTGAGTTGTTTTTTGTGTAGTTGTCCCATCTCCTAATTGTCCGTAGCCATTGTACCCACTAGCAACAATGCTTTGATCGTCTTTAATAACATAAGAAACCCCATTCCAACTACTTCCCATCAATATATCTTGATTATCTGTCCCCAAACCGCTGATGTGCTGTGGCGTTGTGTATTGAGTAGTATTCCCTGTTCCTAATTGCCCATCATTATGCCCCCAAGCATAGACTGCACCGGTCGATAATAAACACATGGATGAACCATATTCAAACGTGCCACCCTGATTCCATCCCATCGCCCCCGAAAACTTAGAAACTGTCACTCCCCCAAAAGCATTGACTAATTGAGGCGTTGATTGATTTGTTGTGCTTCCTATTCCTAATTGACCTTGCCCATTAGCCCCCCATGTATATAAATCGCCAGATGTGTCGATTCCAGCAGAATATGAAACATTTTCGCCCATAGCGTAAATTTTTACCCAGTCGCTTTTTGACAATAGCTGAGGAGTTGATTGATTGGTGGTGTTGCCGATTCCTAACTGGCCAGTAGCATTATACCCACAAGCGTACAAACTGCCGTCATCGGCCAAAAATAAAGTGTGGTATTTACCCAAGTTATAATGCTGTTTAGACAACTGAACATCTACAATATTCACCCCATTTAAAGCAGTCACTTTTGTTGGCACCAAAACATTAGATGTAGTACCTACACCAAGCTCGCCATATGCATTGCGCCCCCATGCCCACACCTCACCGTTATCCATAAGCACAATATTGTTTGAAGCCTGTCGCTCCCACTTAATCGGCTTTCCTGTTGTGTTTAATGGAAACGCTGGCTGAAATGCAAAATGAGAATCTGCGGTAAAACTTCCAATCCCAAGCGCACCATACCCAGCATCGCCCCAGCACCGCAAAGTACCATCATCTAAAATAACCCCACCAGATCGATACCCACCATCACTCGCTGCACCATCCGTATTTGGTAACGCAACAACTCGCCGTTGTGGGTTTTGCTCCCACTGAACAGTGGAACTCGCCCCCACGCCAAGCATGTCGTATTGATTACCAACTGGCAATCGAGTAACAGACGTACCATTGTTGTACAACAAATCCCCTTTAGCAGTCAATGACTCTTTAGCTGGTAAATTCAAAACAAAATAATCATTAGTTTCATCAAATACTATCTCAGCATTTTGGTTTGCAACAAGCTCACCCCCAGCCAATGCGCTACCACCATTTAATTTTAAATCCTTAGCCCCTAAACTATTTATATTTACTGTACTTGCCCCAGTGTTGGCATTAACAACCTTAAACCGAAAACGCATACCGTTTTTTAAACGCCATACATCAGCAAGGTCATCGTCCGCTTTTAATAAGTAAACATCAGCAGCTGATCCGGCTGATTCTTTGTAAAAATCACCTTTAGACGCAACAACCGCCCCAGTCTTAGCCATCTGAAATAAATCAGATTCAGACTTGGTTTGGCTAGACGTATCAATATAATTATCCGTTTCTGCCTTAATATTATTGGCATCCGTTACATTAAACACCCCATCCGTTGGATCACCTAAAACAAAATTATTATCTCTAATTGCCATCTTTTAATTCCTTATCCAAATTTTACCATACTACGACTCTTGAAAGACTACTGTTTTATTTGCTGGGATCAGACTTTTTATCAAACATTGGAAAACAGAAGCCTTATCTGGATTTGTTGAAAAATTACCGCTTATCAAAAACAATGACCGCTCATTATTGTTTAAAACAAATGGAAGCGTATAATTAAATCCTGTTGACAAACCAAATGTAATTGTAAAGCCGTATGCATCCGCTAAATCAATCAAATGCTGTTCTGTTTGATAAGCCAATGACGTAAGTTTAAGAATTACATTGTCCCTACGCTCCTGTAATGTTGTTGCCAATGGAATGCAGCTATCCGGGATTCCCAGATAACTCTCCCATTCGCTCAACAAGTTGATTGACGTGCTTGGCAGCACCTCTGATATTAAATCTGCTATAAAATCGCCAAAACGCTTAAATTCTTGGCTCTTAGCTTTTTGATATGACCTAAGGTTTGTCCCCTCTACATACTTAGCAACAAATGCTTCACCGTTTGGTAAAAAATGGTTTAAAAAATCAACCCATTCAGTAGTTGTATATTTTTTAAGACTCATTAAAATGTTACCGTTCCAAGAACAGCCAATTCACTAATGCCAACAGATATATCGGTTGTTGGGCTTGTTAGCGTGAATGATTGTAATTGATTACCACCAGAGTCCACAACGCTATTAATTACTGAGTTATAGTCAATCGCTCGCATATCCGTTGCTAGATTGGCTGACGAATTAAAATAATCAGTCAATGCATTTTTAATTGCTGTTTGCATTGCAGCCGTATTAGGCGTTATTGCTGAGAATGTAAAATTGACTGTCACCGCTGTAGGCGCATCCACAATAACATCACTTGCGCTCATTGTGGATGGCTTTATCTCTAGTATTTTATTATAAACATCTGTAATTTCCCCAGCACTTGGGAAAATTGACGTATCGTTATCCCGAACAAAAAAGACACGAACTTGACCTAAAGAGGCTACTGGGAAACTTGCAACAATAGTACCAGTCGCTGGTGTTGATGGCGTACCACTTACTAAATACCCAAAATTATCAGCATCTATTTTTAATATTTTTTGTTGCACAACATTATATTGAGATTCATTCGCCCCTGTTACTGTTATTGCCTGCCCATTGTATAACCCATGCGCTGTTTTATTAAATACGGCCAAATAATCGCCGTTTCGTGTGACACCAGTTGCCGTTATTGATGAATCAAACTCGCCAGCACCTTGAACCCATACACGGGTAACACCATTAACCAACTTAGCTTGCTGGATTATATCGGTTTTATTAAAGTTTGCTGGTAAATTTTGCCGTCTAAAAATATAACGTGTGTTAAAGTCGTCATCACTTTCAACGTCAGAACCGCCAGCAATCTCGCTGAAATCCACATAAGCTGTTGCATTAACACCAGATATTGGGCTTGCTAAACCAAGGCTTGCCCCAGCATCTTTATTTTGGCTCGCCCCATACTCTGTTGATATAACCGCTACATTCGCATAATCAATATCACCCTGGATTGTCCCTGTGGCTGGTGTAGTTGGCGTTGTTGTAATTGAATATGTAAATGTGGTTAGCCCAGTTACATTAATTGTATGCGTTCCGTTATACTCAGTTTGATTAGCCCCAGATATAACAACGCTTAATGAAGATGCTAAGCCGTGATTGCCAGACGTTGTGGCCGTCACGGTACTGCCAGCCCGTGTTAATGATGATATGGTCAATGTCGTGGCTGTTATCGTTCCAGCAGCTGTTGTTTGATAAATATTGCCATCATCAGATGTTACCTGTGTGGATATTGGAATTGTTGATGTGGCTGTACCAGTAAACACAATGTTTCCAGTTGCCAGCGTTGCCGGATTGCGTGTCAAACCATATTCAGCAGCGAATTTATCTAAGTATTCACCCGTAGGGTTATAATACAAGTCGATCATTTGTTGTACGGTTTGATATAACTCATAAAACGCTTTAGAATCCGCAGCATTAATTGCACGAATAAAACTGGTGCGTAAATATGGGTCTAACTCGTTTAACTCATTAATAATATCTGTGTTGATTCTCTCGAATATTTGTTGCGAACTTGGGATTGATAAACTCATGTATTCACCTATGCTATTGTTGTTTTAGACCATAAATCATAGGACTTATTAAAAGTAGTCCCATCGCTCTGTTTTATTGTAGTTGATAACACTATATTATCATTCTTTAATATACCAGATACTATAACAGTTTGAGCGATACCGTCATCGACTAGCCATTGCAAACATTCTGATGCATACGATTCAGCTAATGATGCTGTCTCTTGGTTAGCTCTTTTTTGGGACAACAACCATAGTTTTGACCCTATTTGAAAATCGCTCTCATTGTTTAATTCATCAATGATATTCCCTCGCCTATTTTGTGGGGTAGCAACTTCTGATGCTTCTGCACGTTGGTCAATATTCAAGCTGTTAATAATGGCAGTATCAAGCCCCTGTGTCTTTTTAAAATCCCCACTAGAAAATGAGATATCGTAAATACCATTCCTATTTTTTGCTAAATAGATGTCATTCACTTTTACTAGATTCCTTGCTTATATCCACATGGTCAATTTTTAATCGCAAATAATCTTTATTCTTAGTTTTCTTGCCAAACGCTTTGTTAGATTGTTGCTCAGCCATTGCGTTAAGTTTATGGTTTGCGTTTACTCTTTGTTTATTCACTTGATCTCTAACCCCTGATCTATTTAACCAAGCCTTGTTTTGATTTGCGACAGAATTTCCAAACGATATATTATCCATATATCAATTATACATTATTGAGGTGGGTTTGAACTACCTGGTGCGCTAGGCACAAAATGCGTATGTGTATCTAAGTCAATTCCACCAGTAGTTGAAACGGTGCCACCAGTAACACTGCCCCCAGTTATGTCATCGCTAACGCTTAACCCCCCAGATACTGTAACATCCCCTTTTATAGTCGTTCTGCCATTAAGGTTAATGTCTGGAGCTTTAATATCAACTGAGTTTTTAGAAACAACCTCTATTTTCTTTTCAGCATTAAATTTAACAAAATCGCCAGTAACAAAATTACCAACAACAACCTCACCCCCTTTTAAATTTTTAAATCTATCCTTGCCAGATGCTGGAAATGCTATTTTCTGATCTGTTGTACCCATATTTACCACGACAGCTAAATTATCAGCAGGGGCATTTGCACAAAATCCATAGGGGTATATAGTGACAATATCTTTAGACTGCTCATGATAAGTGCATTGAGAAATAGGCAAATCCCTAGAGTCATCCCCAATATTAGACACATACCCAAATTTAAGCATTGCTCTAATTTTATTTAAAACACTCATTCATTGCCCCCTACTTGAACTCGTTTAATATCATCTAATAAATTATTTACTGTTAATTCACCAAAATCAGGTGAAAGTGGCTTTGGAATATAAGAATCTTCTTTTACAAGCGTTAATTGAGTGATACTTCCATTGTCTACGTTGTATGAAAATGAAACATCACGAATCAACAATTTTTCATCCACATCCAATCGCTCATCTGTTACATGCACTAATGAGTTTGGAGACCAAACTTTTGTTTTATCAACTAAAAATCCTTGCACACTACAAGTATACCCAAAACTCCGTGACTTACGAATTGACGCTTCCCACTCAGCCCTTTTTTTTGCCAACTCAGCGTTGCCAAGCGATTCATCTACAATTACTAATATTCGGCTTTTTCTAATGTCTTGGTCAAAAATAACCCCCTCATTTACAGGTAAAATCTCATTCCCTAAAGATGACCCTTTAAAAAGTTGGGACAAGATGTCCTCTTGACACTGAACTACATATTTATTATACCTATTTGAACTTGCCTGAGTTTTTGATGCTTGCAACACGTTATTTTGTCCCGATTGAAACTGATTTGCAATATGAAGTATTTTATCTGAATACTCCTCGGCTTCAACACCGCCTCTTGTAATAACCAAATCCCCTTGTCCATTTGTTGTTGCTAATACTTGCCTTTTTGCACAATATTTATCTACAACCTCAAATAACCCTGTCCCTTTTTCAACTTCAATCTGATCTGTTTTTTCAAAAATATCAGGTCGGACTAAATCAATAACATTAATATTGCTAATTCCATTTTCACTTAGCAGTTTTGTCAACAATACCTTTAACGTCATTGCCCCATTAATTACTAAAGGCTTAAACACAGTCCCATCTACTATATCTGCTGTTCTGTCACGCCCAGATATAGTTACAGTGTGTCCATTATTACTATATTCAGACGATATAGATTCAACATACCCATCTAAAATTGATACCTCATGAAACAAAATAACCACGTCATCACCTAAAGAAATTTGAAAATCTTCTAGCTTTTCAACGGTTCCAGTAACCGTAAATTCATTAGCAATGGTTTCTAATGATCGAGTAACACTTACAGATAAAAAGTTTGAATATGCGACTCCATCCACCTCAACCACAATATCTTTACCAAAAACCTTATCTATAAAGTTTCCGGCCTTAGTCTTAAACCCCATTAAATAGCCTCTGCAATTGTTTGACTACCCTCAACAAACCCAGTATTTGAAATGTCGTTTAAATCGATTATTTCAGTGTTTTTAGACGAATCTGCATATAAAGAATATGCCAATACACTACTTGGAATTAAACCAGTTGTGTATGTAGTTAAATCTCTTAATTCTAGGGTTGAAAAAAACCGCATAACCGCCGTCTTTATTGCCAACATAGCTATCCTTGAGTCAGAATCAATAAGTGGATTGTCTAAAACAACAGAATACTCATTATCTAATTGATTAATCACTTTATCCAATTCAACTTTATTCAAGTAAGTAATATTAACCGCATTGTCATAGGCATACGATAAATTAATACCTTGAATAATTAAGTTTATGGAGTTTAATAATTCAGAATCAGTTTTGCTAGACTGAATATTTGCAATATTATTCCCGAAACTAAATAACTCTACGTTTAATAAATATTTGCTTTTTGAATCCTTGCCAATCTTATTATAGGTTTCAAATAGCCCAGCTAATAAACTAGATATTTCATTATTAACTACAATAGAGAACATACTGTCATTCATGCTATTTGCAACGGCGTTAAAATCGCTATTATTTTCATTTTCAATTTTAACAATAGCCTTTCGCATAGTGTCGATCAACAAATTGACTCTATCGGCCAATAAGCGTGTTGTATTGTTTTTTAAAATCCCTTTTAATGCCATGCTAAAACCCAAACCTTCCTAATTTAGATTTCCCAAATGCTGATATTTTATCAACCCCTGTAGCTCGCAATGCGCTTATAGCTGACGTGGTCAATGTGGATAGTGAGGGTAAAAATAGCCCAAACTCAATAATAAATGTAATTGAATAATCATAAAGCCCATATCTATCAATAGAATCGTTTTTGGTATATGTAGTAACCTTAGCTGTGAAATTGCCGTATTTTGGATGGGATAAAATTCCTGAACCGCTTGCGTTTAAAGCAGCGTCTAAAACGTCTCTATTATTGTCATCAATTTGCGCTGAAATAGTAAACTGCTTAGGCATTTTCCCCATTTGCTCAACCTTAAAATTATTAGACCCTGGGTATAAATGCTGGACTGTCTTAAACCCTCTTTGCTCTGCGCTTCCACGATAATAAAAGGGTACCCCACGCCACGATGCTTGTTTAGGGTTAGCCATTATGGGTTGACCCCAACTGTTTGCATAATACGCCCACGGTTAGCAGACGACCCAAAAAAACTATCTAATACAGTAGTGCCTTTTTCAGCAGCAACTGTTATATTTCCGTTTAATTCAACTGATTGGGATTTTGGGCTAAGAACTCGAAATGCTCCCTCACCAGTCATGCCTCCAAGAAACGCATCCGTATACTTAGCCTTTGTCTCTTTAACTAAGGCATCTATAGAAAAAAAATCGCTAATAGCTTGCTTAATTGAGTTTGCTATCATTTTTGATATTTCATCCATAAATATTTTGATATATGGCCTTACATACTCAAAAGCATCAATAATATAATCTTTAAATAAATTTTTAAGAAGTTTAAAATCCCCAGCCGTTTTTTCTATTTGTTTTGAAAGCACAACAAAACCGTCAGTTAATTTATCAACAAAAAATTTAATTTTATCATCAAAAGTGTCAAAAATTGAAATAGCAGTAAGTTTTATTGCACCGAAAAGTTTTCTTAACTTATTAGCAAGCGATGCTTGTTGAATCTCATACTCTCTAGCCAACGCTTTGTTTAAATCAAACTCTTTATTAGACTCAGCCATTGATTTTTTTACTAAATCAATCTTTTTTGCTAAGGTAGTCATAACAACTTTATCCCTAATCCCTTCTAAGCCTAAGTAATTTAACGCTCGTGTTAAATTAACACCTTTTTTCTCCATGTCATCTATTGAAGCCCCTAATTGTACTAACGCCCCTACAGCATCAGCTTCAAATGCACTTTTTAATTCATCCCTAGTCTTACCTGAAATTGCTGACATAATAACTAAGGCATCCCCACCAGAATAAACAGCTTCGTTCATAACACCTAAAACACGGGAAACAGCACCAGATGCAAGCTCGCTTTGTAATCCAACACTTTTAAATGCAGCAGCAAGACCCATAGCGTCTTGGCCACTCATGTTAAACGCTTGCGATCTTGATGCCATATCCATAGCAAACCTTAATATCTCTCGCTCTGTGGCTGCGCTTGTGTTCCCTAAATGTGTTAAGGCAGATGCATATCTATCAATATCATTAATATTCCCACCAACAACATTGACTAGCCTAGCCATCTGGGATGCCCCTTCTTCACCATAAACATCCGTAGCTGATTGTAACATTCCCATTGTTTTTGCGAACTTTAATATATTCCCCTCACCACGAACACCTAATTGTGCAGCAGATGCCCCCACTAATGCCAACTGCTCAGCCGTGTTTGGCATATCTTCGGATAAAAGTTTAAACTTCCTTCCCATATTATCTAAAGATGGGCCTACCTCAATATTAGCTGTTTTAGCAATTTTAAACATTGCCGTTTCAAAATCCGCAAATGTTTTAGTTATAAAATAACCAGCTGCAAAGGCAGCATACTTATTTCCACCACCTAAAGAAAACATCGATTGCTGTGTTTTTTTTAATTTTGATAACCTCCCATTTAATAACAAAACCTGATTTGAAGCCTTTGAAACACTTTTAGAAAACCTGCCCATACTTGCGCTAAATTTATCCTTAATCTCTAGTAAATAACTAACTGATTTCATCGCTTCCTTGACTGCCTTTCCATTTCTCGGTTTTCTTTTTCTACACTAATATTTATCCTTCTATTATACAACAACAACTCCCCCATATTCATATCCATTAACTCAGAATAACTAAAATTGTTTTTCATCATATAAATAATAACGTCTTCAAGCGTTATATTATGAAATATAGATTCAAAATTTGTAAATAAAAATAACGGTTTGCTATTTAAAAGCCCAGCGACAAAAAATGGTCAGCATACCCCCCAGCCAACGCTTTTAAATCTGCACTATCCAAACCATTATCAAAATGAGTCTTTTTCATTTGAACACCATCAATAGTTATCGTTGGCTTATCTTCTGTCCCAGAAAGAAATATTTGCTCTAAGTTATACATAATAGAACCAACTATATCTGCATCTGCAAACTGAATAATTGAGCTACCCATGCCAACCTTATCATCTTTCTTATCGTCTTTAACACCCTTTTTATCGCCTTCACCATCTTCTCCATCATCATCGCCTTGCTTTTTCTTTCCTTGCTTTTTCTTTCCTAGCTCTCCTAGGGCATCTAATTTTGGCAAAACACTTAAAAAGGCGTTGTTTAAATCCGCTTCCAACTTTAACACTTTATACTTATCTCGTGGTCGTGGGGCATAAACGGCAACATCTGATGCATCTACATACTCACCATTTTTAGATATTTTTATTGGTGTTTTTAAAGTGTATTCAAAAAATTCTTTCATTGTTTATCCTCCATGCACACACAAATCAATTTACCTGCAATCAATTTATCTAAATTCAAACCTGTGTTCAAAACATCAATGCTTGGATTTTCCCAATGCGCCGACTTACCATCAAGTACAAACTCATCAGGGAAGTTGTCTTTTAATCCATACAGCCATGCTATATTCCAATAATTTGAACACATATTAAAAACAATCGACCCATCCGGCCATTTCATACATGACATACCTTCAAAAGTCTTTCCTCTTATCTCTAAACGACATTCTGATGGGGCTGGGGATTGGTCAATACTTAGCGATTGCATACTAGATTTAAGTATAGCATAATAATTAGTATAATATCAATAATAATATTAGATAATTTAAATGCTGTTGAATCTAGTATGCGTTGTAAGGCTCGCATTAAGCTGTGACCGCTTGCGAACCTTCAAATTCTACAGATATTACACCATCAGATGAAACATTGATTTCAGGGTCAACATACATGCACATTTTTTGGAATACTTTAGTAACCCCAGTAGATGCAACATATTTAATCACGTTGCCAAGGCCATTAGACTTCCACCCACGAACCAATGCTTCATTCTCAACAGTTGATAATAGATCAAAAGAAACCATGCTTTTAGCTGTTGTATAATCCACTGCTTCAATTACGTCCACAGACGTTCCTGATACCTGTGGGTTAATAACCTTGTCGCCACTCCCATCCTTCATACGTAAACTATTCCCTTGAATAGCCACTGATTGGTCATTGATAAATAATTGTCCACCGACTAATGATGTTGCCATATCTTACTCCTATATATTAAACACTGCTTGTAATACTAAGTCAAGTCCTCGCAGCTGAGCAACATGCGGTACTTTAGACGTGCTAGTAGCCTTCCCATTTAACAAGTCTAGGCTAATTGTTAAATTGTCCACAAAGAATTTAATATTGTTTTCACCTGCTCGGTACAACAAGTATCCTGCACCAGACAAAATATTGTACAATTCCACCAGCTTGCCCCGAATTGCGTTTTCATTTACCATGTTATACCCAGTAACTAATGAACCGTCAGTCAATCGGCTTTGACTGTAAGCTGATTTCAAATTGTTAAAAATAAACTCAGCACCAGCAGATGCCACATCCACATTGTTTAAGAATTGGTATGTTTTATCTACATTTCCAGCAGCATCAGTTTTGTAGGTTGTGTATACCTGTCCGAGAACAATGCCATTTCCAGCAACATTATTTCCAATTACAAATCCACCAGCATCATTGATTTCAGATTGCTCAGACTTAGTCCACCCTTTACCAGTATCAAGAACTGGCAATGTTAAAGGCGTGTTCATGTAAGGCAGCGATGCTGTGTGAGTCCCGCCTCTTGCGTCTAAATTTGAAGCAATAACAAACTGTGCTATATTCGCACCATCTGTAAGCCTTAACGCCCTAACAGCCCCAATTTGAGCAGCAATAACATCATCTAATTCAAATATAGATGAACCCTTATATAAAGTGTCATTTACAATGCCCTGAGCGTTGACAATCAATGATTGTGAATTTCTAGCGTTTAAAAATGTTTTTAAATTAGCCAATGTATCTGTTTTAGATATTACACAAACACCATCAAGGATTGCATTGTCTTCATTCCAACGTGGGTCTAGCAATGAAGTTGTGCTTGTATGAGAATCCGCAACAACGGTTACATCGTAGTTTCCAGGGAAAATAATAGTTTGGTATCGTGTTTCACCAATTACATCAAACAATCCAGTCAATACTGGGTCAGTCGCACCGCCTGTCATAGCCGTTACGCTTGGCGTAACCCCACCAACAATTCCTTTTACCTCTAAACCAATCCCATTACCGTATGTACCAGCATTGTTGGCTGTTAGCGTTACAGTCCCAGTTGTGTTAGATGCTGAAACAATTTTGTGTACGTCAGCGTTAATTAAAGCAACTAATGCATCACCAATTTGTGTTGCAGTGTCGCCAGATGCAATAGATACGCTGTATTTATGGTTAATTCTCGAACCGATAGAAACAACCAATACCCCAGATTCTGTGGCAGTACCAGAAAAAGCAACAGAACCAGTAGCCTGAACACCTGATCCATTATCATCTAGCGCAATAGCATCTAATCGAGTAACTTGGTTTACTGACTTAAACGCTTTAACCATTTCAGCAATTTGAGAACCTTTGCCAAAATTACCAATTTCAACATTAGCATTCCCAATATTCTCAACTAAAGAACCGCTTGTATAAACTGATCCTGTTTGCTGGCCAACAATTAACACCTTTTGTGGCGCATTGCTAATTGACTGCTCGGCTGGTGCCTTAGTTATATTAATAATAGGGTTACTGACTGTCATTTAATACCTCACTTTTTTCATCTTTTGCAATTTTCTTACGAACAACTTTTTTTTCTTCAATTATTTCTACACAATTATCAAATTGAGAATCTTTTAATCTTTTTCGCCAGTAGCTATTAACTGGTACACCATCTACCGCCTCAACCTCTACAATATCACCTGCTTCATATAATGCTAGATTTCTGTTTAATTTTAATTTCATACAATCGATTATATCACAACAAGTTAAAATTATTATCTTTTACAGTTTCAGAATTATCATTTTGAAATGTATTCTCAAAACTCCTAAATGCTACAGTTTCAGTATTTGTGTATGTATCACCAGAATTGTACATAAACTGGCTTGTATCCTGCACATAGTTTGCTGTTTGTGTACTTAATATCGTTTCGGTTGTTTCAAAGCTGTATGAATAAACAAGATATGCATCATTATAGCTAATTACGCCGTGACCTAATGGAACCATTAACGTGTTGCTTGTATTTGCAAAAAACGTGCTTGGTCTGTACCCTGCTACAGTTTTATACAATGAAGGTAAAACATTAAACGCCAAATCTATTGCTTTACTGCCTGTCAGCTCATTAACTGTTGGGATGAATAGATAAAACGAAAAATTATTAATAAGTTTTAAATAAAATTGCTCTGTTGAAGTTGTTTCACTATTAGCATCGTTCTGCGTATTCCGATCTGCGGATGCGTCTGAACCTTCTGGGACTATAAATAGGAATGGGGTGTTAATTTGCTTATCTGTATATAGCTTTATAGCACGATCAAGCGTTGCTACTGACGATATTTGCAAGCCTGTCACAAGTTTCATATCAGAACCAGACCCAGCCGTCAATCGGTCATTATTAAGTACGAACTGAAATTTGTTTGCATCTAAAACTGCGCTAACCTTGTGCCAGCCATTGAAACCAATAGAATGAAAGGTGTGTAGCGTTCCTGTAGATTGCGCTGGTGTCCCTGTGACATTAAATGTAAATGTAGTTGAACTTGGGACACTTGTTATTGTTTTATCACCATTGTACGCACCCTCAGTTGACGACATATTAACTTTGTTAATATATGGGTATGACAAATCGTGATCTGTAGCGCAAGTGGCTGTAGCAACACCATTTACGGTTGTTATATCTGTTATTTGAATATCTGTTTTTACTCCAGATAGCAACAAATTGTCGCCAACTGATAATCCGTGTTGTATACACGAAACCGTAACATCATTGCCAGACTTTGTTAAATCTGTTATTGGCTTGGATACGCTGAGATTGCTGTTGTATAAAGGCAGTATGCTTTGTACATGAGTGACTAATTCACTTAGGTTCATGCCTATATAATACTACATTATAACAGCGTTATGATATGTATTTCAAATCCTTCCCAGAAACAATATCCAAAATAATAGACTCGTGATACTCTATTGCCTTTTCTAGCCCATAATTTGGGCAATCTATGAGTTTGTGTAGCTCTCCAGCATAGTATTTCAAAAAGGCTTCTTTCTTTTCCACAACTCATGACAAATCGTACCTCCTATTTCTTAAACCGTTATCATAAACTAGTAAATCTATCTGGCATAACACGTCTTCTTCTTTTTAACGGCTCAGCTTGAACTTCTGCATCGCACATTTTATTTAACACATCCGATCTACAAAAAATAAGCGGAAACTCCCTTGACTCCAGGAATGATATTTCCCTTGTATCAAAGAATGTTAATTCGCCCTTTTTTTCGCCTAATCGACCATCAGGTTGACGACTATAAATCCCGTAATAATGACAATCTTTAAACGGATGGAAGAACCTCTTAATTAAAAAATACTTATCGGTAACAGCACCTAATTTTTTTTGAATATTTGTTGGCACGTTGTATTTTTTTATCCATCCATCAAAAATGCTTTTCTCTTTTTCTTGTCTTTCCCGAGCCTCTCTTTCATCAGCGGTCTCAAAAATCCTCCAATCTGGCAAGCCATAGTCCTCATAAAGATCTATCAAGTACGGCATAAGTGATATAAATATCGCCGTTAAAGAAATAAGAATAGAAATATAACACAAACCCAACAAATCCATAGGTAACTCCTGTTTTAAATAATCAAACTATATCTATTATATATTGTCAATAATAATTAGTCAAACATATAATAACTACAATTACCAGACCGCTTCCATTTTTTAAAAAATACACTAAATACTAAATAGGCTAAAGCCAAAATCGCCAAAACATCATAAAAATTAACCAAAATAGAAAGCATTAGGGCAAAAAATATACCAACAAATCTTGTACAGCCAAAAAGCAGTATTAAAAACAAAAGCAGGGAAAATAAAACATGCTTATTAAACACCAAGCATCCTATCAATTTCTTGTTCAATATATCGTTCAATTTTTCCAACATTGCTCTCTATAGACAGCCACATTGCCGGACGATTTAAAGATTTTGGGTCTTCCAAATACTGGACATAATCAACGCTGTTTTCAAAATATAGCCGGCTCTGGCCTTGAACCCTAAATGACAACCCCCTTCGTGCTTTACCGCTTCTATTAGCCCATGATTCACCATCTTGACTAGCTCTAACCCTTCGCCCTTTGTATCTATATACTCGCCCAGATTTCTTTTTTAAAATAGAGTCACTTGCATTTTTACGCAATAGCTTGCCTGACAAATATAAAGCGTTACGCATTGCACGTCTGGTTTTTTTTGGCATTTGCTTAATTTCAAACACCACCCTTTTGCTTTTTCGATCTAATTTGATACTAGCCATCGTTAGCCAGTAAATCTAAACTCCCCTGTTTGATTAAATATAAACGCAAGAACTTTTTTTCCTCGTTTATATTCTCTATCCTGTCTACTTTATAACGAACTCCATCATACAACAACCATTCTTGATCCGTAACTGTAACAACGCTTGTATATCGTGTTGTAAATACATGCGTGATAGATTCTGACACCCCAGCACCGCCAAATGACCGATAGCCTTTCTCATTCGTTTCAAACTTGCCCCACAAAACACTTAGATCAATAAATTGCTCGGTCAAATCTGTCACCCCCAAATGAGAACCAACCATTGCTCGTGTTTGCACAGTAGCTTTTTGATTCAGGCTCTTAACTGGGATGCTAGACCTACAACTCATAGGATATATCAATTACTTTGTATCGATCATAAATATTATTAACCGCATCAGGGCAACCACATATTCCACGGTTATCATACCAATGATGAACGGTTTGCAACAACCCCATAGCAATATCTGCAGGGACATCCGATGCATTATCTCCATATCCGGATTTAAATGTGATTTTAACCCCCTTTACATCATTATCTATAGTAGGTATTTCAATTTGCTCAATAATGCCATAAACACCCCCTTCTGATAGCTTATATTCAGATGATGGAAGCGTTGTATATGTGCTATCTTTTAAATATTCAATAGATACAAGGGATTGATAGGGCGCACGGCGTAAAGTTAAGTCGCCATTAAACGATGGCCTGTAACATTCATAAGTAGCTGTTAGCAAATCCCTGTTCATGATGCCCTCGGCTTGTTTTACCGCTGCATCAATAAACAATTGGATCATTGAGTTTTCGTCATCGCCAGATAATCGTATAAAATCCTTGACTTGGTCGAGTGATATTATATTTTTCTCAACCTTACCAATCCGCTTGTATTCTATAGTCATTTTTTAATTGCCTTTTTAACGACCTTTTTTACCTTTTCAACTTTTGTTTCTAAACCCTCTGATTTTACACCCTTGTTTTCTTTTACCAATGTTTTTTTCGTTGGCTTGTCTTCTTCTATGATCTCGGCATACCCAAGCATAAACATTGCTTGCCCAATGCTAGTTAGTTTTTGAGACGAATCAATAATTGCCCCTTTTGTAAATGCTATGTTTTCACCATTAACATTAAATTTGCAGTCTTGTAAAATTTTTACTTTCATGGTTAATTTACTCCTAATAATAAAATGGTGGCTTTTTACAGCCACCGATTATATTCCCCTCTATTATAACACTTAATGTTATTAAGCAGTAGGTTTGCTTAAAGCATGGCCTTTGATAGCAACCACACCAATAACAGCACCACTAGTAGTATTAGCTGACACGATACTAGCTCGAACATATCGTTTCTTTCCTATATAACCAACATTTTTGGACAAGTTATCGTCAGTGTCAGCAGTAAATGATGGCAATCCACCGATAAGGTCTGTAGATGCAACAGTAGCTGCGTCAGACAAGGCAGAATCATCGCCATGCTCGATAACAAGTGTGTAATCACCGTCAGTAACGGTTCCAGTAACCAAGCTGAAAACCAATGATGCAAACCCAGCTGAATCAATAATATTACCAACAGTTGTGGTGTTTGTAGCAATAGAACCAAAGTTTAGACCAACCTCGGTTGAAATTGAACTCTTTAAATCATAATCCATTTTTTAATTCTCCTAGATTACCCCACGATCAAACGTGGGGCATAACAATAATTCTATTAAGCCTTGATTTTTAGCAATGCAAAGGCTTCTGGCATTTGCACTTGGCCAGTCAACCAACGCTTCCAAGTGTATCTAACAATACCTTCCGTATCTTGGCTGTATGGGTTAATCGTCAACTGGGTGCCTTCAAGGTCAAGTATTTGATACCCTGAGAAAAAGTCACCAAGACCAACAACGATGTCACCAGAAGCAGCCAACGCTGATTGCCCCGTCAACCCTGTTACATCAGCCATGTCTGGCATAAGCACATAAGGCGTGCCGTCAATCGTATTTGGCCCATCACTATTTTGTTTCCAAAACAATCCGTTTCCACCAGTCTCTAATTCTAGTCTTAACTTAACGTAAGTTTTTTGACTCATGAAGTAAACAGCACCAGCATGGTAGGGTTTTTTCAAAGACCCTTTCAGATCAACAACATCTGTAAATGAAAGTTTATTAGCTGTAGCAGTGTCATACACAGGCACCTTGGCCGATTTTAATACACCTTTTGGCATTTTTACTCCAGTACCATTTAAAAAGCCATTGCCTTCCCCAGCGATAAAACCACGAACAACTTTTTTTTCCATGTGAGCCACCATATCAGATGGAGTAAATTTTATTTGCTCTTCCGTTAGCTTTACAAAAGAACGCTGACTATATACGGTAACAGTTTCCTGTTCAGCGTCAAGACCAACTTGTTGCGCCGACTCTGTTTCACCTTCAAATGGTGCGTATGGGGATTCGCCGTCAATAACGATAGAAAGGCTTTTAGTAGTTACTGTTGAAGTGTCGGAAAGTCGCCGAATATCACTTACCTCAGTGATCTTTGAACGGATTCTATCATCAAGTGCGTCAGGAACTAAAAAACCGCCACTAGCACCAACATCTGTTCGCAACAATGACTTCTGCTCGGCATTTAAGTGTTGATCCCATGATAACCCATTTTTCATAGCCAAATTCAAAGCCTTGTACTCTGGCGAGTCTTTATAACAGGAATTTTCTATTGACTTCTGCGAAACGGCTAATTCTAAAGTCTCTAAACGCTCTTGAGCCGCTTTTAATTCTTTTGCAGTCTCGGCAGCACTTAAGGTCAATTCTTTATTTTTCGCTTCAAACTCCATAATATCCGAAAAGATAGCGTCAATCTTAGACTTTTGCTCGCCTGTCGCACCCTCAATGTTCTTTAGGCCTTTTAAAACCTCGCTAAGCTCAGCATTGGCTCCTTGCTCGGTAGTTTTTACTTCTACACTCATTTTTTACACTCCTGTAATTATCTAATAAAACAATAAATAAATTGATTATGCTCTATTCATTGCGATAGATAACTCATTTCGAGTGTTGGCAAATCTATGATATTTAATATATCACAGTTTTGCTTGTATATTTTGTAAACTCGATTTTATTTCTGACAACAAAGTTTCTGCTGCTTTCTTTTCAGCGTCAATAATTTTGTCGGCAATATCTTTTTTGTCTTGGATTTTCTTGACACAGGCTAAAAATGCAGTCGCTTCTTGGTTGCTTAATCCGTATGCTTTTAAAAAGTCAGATGCATCCTTGATATGCCCAAATTGCTCAAACTGTTGAACCATGTTTTTTTGCAAGGGGCTATCAACGCCATCAATCTTGTCATAGTATTTATTAATTGACTCCACGGCCATGCTAATATCATCAATGCCATCCACTGACTTACGCCCTTTAATTGCTGCACTAGCCAAAAACAACGCCTTAGGGATTATTTGTAATTCACCGTCAACAATATCGGCAATCTGGTACACCCCTTCTTGCTTTTTCTCGTCATAGAATAAGAACGCTGTTTTTTGTTGATCTACTGGCAATTCTTTTTGAACACGCTCCAATGCTTCAGACGGTACCCATGCATATTCTTTTTTATAAATAGGCAAGCCGTCTTGAAATGGTGTAAATGCTTTACTTGTAATAGCTGCTTCTGGGTTCATGGGTATAGTAACCAATGATACCTCATACAAATCAACAGACTTAATCATTCGTACATTAGACCCGTTGTATTTTTCATAATCAGCGTCTTTAATTGAAAAACCAATAGACATATCATTGATAGACCCTATTTTCATTTGGGGGATAATGCGATCAGAAACAAATTTATCATCCCTTGGCATTTTCCCTTTAACGTAAAGTCCTTTCTCATCCTCATACGCATCAACAAATACACCTATAGGCATATCCATTTTATGTTGCCACAACAACTTAGGCATTTGACCTTTTAAACTTTCAACAAACGCCCCTTTTACTACAACATCATTCCCACGGTCGATATTCCCAAATGTTGATCCATATCCTTCAAAATAAAAATAATCAGGATCATCATTGTTAAACTCTTTTATTTCAAACGCAAGATTTTTATATTCTAAGTTTTTGTTTTCCATTTTCACTCCATTATACACCATATAGACTGCTACACCGACAATTTATAATATTTCCAAGCGATGCCCCCATGCTTGTGTCGCTTGGATACATCAAATACTCACCATCCACAATATACGGATCATTCATATTTTGTTTTTGCCCATCAGCCATTGCATGCCCCCCTCGTGTTCGATCATCTAAGATGGCTGCCCATTCTTTCTTAACATCAGGGTTCCCAGTAACAACGCCATCATTAATACTGCTAGGGTCAACATTTCCATTCCTAGATATTACCGCTGCTTCAATATTTTTAGAACGTTCAGCCATAAACTGGGTTTCTGTCAATGCTATCATGGCATACCTTGCCTTAAAAGCCCTGTTCAAACCTTTATCCATTTCATCACGAACCTTAGTTCCAGACTCTTTGGCCTTTTTTGTTGCTTTGGCAGCAGTCTCTTTAATGTTATCATTGGTCGTTTCTATTAATTGCAATGCCCTTTGCTGCACAATGCTTTCAACAAACGCCAACGCAATTAATACAGACGTAGCCTTTATTTTTTCGTCTTCCTCTTCTTGCTCCTGTTTATACTCAATTCCTTTAGCTTCCAAACTTTTTCTATACGAATACTTACCCTCATTGATAAAATTGCGTATAACACGCTTATAGTGCTTTTCAAGTAGCGTTTCTGTTTGTTTTTGATATACATCTGCGTTAATTAACAGCCCAGTAGCAGTATAAAACGATACCACATCTGTTTTGATCTCGTTAAAATACGATACTAGATCACGGCTGAATGTTTTTTCTAGCGCAAGTTTAAGCGTTAAGTTTCGCTTTGCCCTTTTATTTCTTTCCGATGTAGTCATTCCATAAATTGTTTAGGTAGTTTTCCGAATATTCACCATTTAAAGACTTTATTTGATCTATCCATTGGTTTTTTGTGCCTTGGTCTTGGTAGGGGTCTTGGCTAATTGGGATTTCTGACATAGGTCGGTACACTTCATCCCCATGATCTGGCAATGGCTCATACCCTAATCTACTTCTCATTTCGTTTACAGTAAGGACGTTTGCTAGTTTGAGCATACGGACTTCCTCGGCTTCTCTTAGTTTCATTGCAGAAACTTTTGAAGCATCACACATAATTCGGTGTTCTTTTTTTAAAAGCTTTCTGCTTATAAACGATTCGGATATGCCGTCAAAAATTGCGTTAAAAGTTGGAAATACTGCGTTTTCGTACAAAGCATATAATGCGGTTTGGTAGTTATTGTAAGTTTGCGAGCCTGAATTTACCAACGGCTCTGGGATATCGTATCGTTGATAAATTGCCATTTTAGATTGTTCTTTATTCTCGTTGGCTTGCATATCTTTGTTGCTTCGGTTATTGTGCATGTGAACATCAACCTCGGTTCCGTTAATAGCCATCATGCGCCCTTCATTTTGTGCGCCTGTATAGTAATTCCCCAAATCCTTTTTAAACATTTCAAACTCTTCTCGGTTTTTAAAGTTTGTTTGTAATATTCCAGAGCCAGAATACCCCCTGTCCAAATAAGCAGCAACTTGTAATAGGGATTTTTCAACAATTTGAGCATCTTGGGCTAGGGCTAATAGTTTTGACGTTGCTTTTGTTTCATTTTGCCCCAAATAACCCTTTATGTGAATTAATTCCCCTAATCCGTTAGCCCCCACAATTCGCCCATCGTTTTCATTGTGTCTTTGCAAATACATGCCATTGATTGATGAATAAAACCCTGTGTTATTTACTGTGTAATTCCGAATCCCCTCTGTCTCTGTTATTGTAACTGATCTATCACAGACTGGTGTTATGTACTTCGATTTATAGTTTGTATTATTTGATAAATGGACGTAGGCGTTGTTGTATATCAAGAAATCCGTTGCTATTTGCATCATAAACTCTGCGTATCGTTGTACAGAGTTTGGTTTTCTTAATATTTCGTATATATCGCTATCTTCATTTACAACAACACCATTTCGATCAACAATAACTGGTTGTAATTGCGATACCTTTTCCGCAATCATATCAACGGCATGACCAATTGGGGCAACATTTTTGTACAATGAATATCCATCCTGCCTGCCCCCTTTTAAAAGAAGAGAGAATATACTTTCATTGTTTCCGGCGGTTCGTGAAGTAGGGGCAGCTGATTTTTTAAATGGATTTAATTTTTTAATTGGGTCAGTAAAAAAAGACACGGTTTACTCTATAAAGATTTACTATATCCAAGGCTTATGTCGCCATTCGCAGGATTATAGCCAGCAACCACGTTTTTAAAGCCAACTTTAACCTTGCTGCCTTCATATTTTACAACAATGTCCTTCAATTCCCCATTGCTAATTGAAGTTACTGCATCAGCAGCGTATTTAATGGCTTTTGAATCAGTTTGCCCGTTCAGCTTAGCAACCTTATCAACTTGCTTGGCTAAATAGACAGCCATTGCGTCATCTTTATTAGTTTTAGTCATTTTTGAAAATAACTCTAGCGCAACAAGGGCTTTTTTGGTGTATGCAATCCCCATATTTCTATTTTCTTTAACAACCAACCATAAAATCAATGCTTTAAGCCAAAAAAAGATAGTTTTCATTCTTTTCACTCCTGTTATATTTTAATAACAACAGTGTAACACTTTAAAGCCATTTATTTTTGCTTTTTACATTATGAGACATTGACATTCTACCCTAACAGGTTCTTCACGAACCACCCAAATTGAATGCAAAAAGCAAAAATAAATGGGGATTGGGTTTGAATTGCTTTGCGACACCGCCATTTCAACAGTATTTTTATAATCGCTTATAATTTTCCTTACACAGTCACTTTCTTCTTTTGACAGATTTTTATTGTTTATAAAAGCGTTTTCAATGCGATCTGATGCGCTAGTTTCTTCCGGCTGTTTGTCAAGCCAATCATGCCAATAAAGTTTTGCATGATTTAAAAGGGGGATTAAAATGTCTGGGTTTAAAACCAACTCCTTCTTAAGATTTAATGCATTAAGCCAGTTACTGCGAATACTGTCAGCCGCATTGCAAACGTCAGCTTGTAAACGTTTTGGGACATCGATAGCTTGATTATTTAAATATACTGGAGCCAATCTCGTCCGTTCACTTGATTCTGACCTCGGCGATTTTGGGGGCGTTGACGGCGGTGTAATTCCGCTGTATAAGATAAATCCACCTCCCATTATTGTACCCCCTTGCCAAATATTGATTTTGTATTATTTGCTTTCATTTTTTTATATTACTCCTATTAAGAAACATCTAAACACATATAAGAATTATACTATCATATCTGATATTGTCAACAACAGTGTTAAATATTAATAAATTCCCGTATTTTTTATTCTTTTTCGTTATTTCTCTAACCGTTCTACTTGTTTAAATATTACAATCATATTTTCCATACCCATATCTTTACTCTTACTTAATAAAAGCACTTAAGAAATGCACTAACGCAAACCATTGTAAGACAAAACCAGATGTAACAAAAACGCAGCCAAAAAATAGAGACACAGCATTATCATCGTCCCAAGCCTTTAGTGATTTTTGTATAATATAAAGACCTGTAGACGAAATATAAAACAAAAAGAAATTTATAACAAATCCCACCCAAATCAATTGTAACTTCAGTTCAAAATCCATACACATCTCCTATCTAAACAATCAAACTATACATACATATTACACCATTAACTATACTTTGTCAACAACAATATAGGCTATGCTTTTTTATTCAAATAAATACTCTCTATTGCTTGATTCAGCTAATGCTAAAGTGGTATACGTTATTGGTTTTAAATTCAGCTTCAGTTGGACAGTCAAGCGTTTTTCTGGTATGCCAATAGTGCAGGCGTTCGTTAAATATTGACTCCACTTCATCCATGATATGGGATATCTCGTATTCTGTTGGTGCATCCCAAATAGGTAGGATCAGTTTCACTCTGTAAAAACATATGGATTCACCAAAGTCAATTCTAACTAGCTTCCCATACTTTCCTTTCTCTGCTTCAGCGTCAAACATAGGCAATGCGCAGGATCCGGCTTTAAACTTACATTTAATCTCTAGCATTTCTATCTATTGTTCCAAAAAAGTTTTTCTTTTGCTACAACCCTTTTTTCTTTTAAATTATTTAGTAAACTAAATTTATCTATTTCAAATATTACTTTATGCGGTGCATTATACTCACTCATAAAACAAGTGTATTTATTATCTAAGAACCACTGGTCTAATTCTTTATAGTCAAAATCCTTACCTTCAATGTATTTTGCTGTATTCCTATAGGGTGGGTCTAAATAAATTATAGTTTCATCAATAGGGGTGTTAATCTTGACATCTTTATACGATAGATTAGATGTTGTAAATACAGGCTCCAGTCGTTCCAGATGTTCCAGTGTTTCCAGTTGTTGCAGTCGTTCCAGTCGTTCCAGTCGTTCCAGTTCTTTATATTTCCTGTCTTTAACTTGCCTACGAAAATCTAACCTTCTTTCATTCCATGTTGGCAAATCACTTATTTTAATATCAAGCCCCAGCAAATCATTCAACTGTTTCAGCGATTTTTCACATTTAAACATCACTATGTTATGCCCTAAATGCTTTTGACGCTCTATATTCTGCCCAAATAGGTAAGCTCTTTGATTATTGCCAAAGGAATAGCATATTCTAGCAAACTGCCCTTTTATACTATCCTCATCTTTTAACCTCATAAACTCATCTCTATCTATGAAATCATAGATATCATCAGGGAACAATCCGTACTGCCCTATTAATCCGTTTTTAAGCCTATCAAAGATATAATCTATAAACTCAACTAAACTTGTCTGTAACTCATTGTAATGCGTTATAAGCCCTATCTCCGATGCAGTAAATGACATTGAGCCACCACCGCCAAACAAATCATAAAAATACTTAGCATTAGGCTTTACCTTCAACATCTCTCTTAAAAGGGGTAACGCTATCTTGCTCTTACCCCCCATATACGGAACTCTAAGCCTTATACTCTTATTCGGAACCACTATGCTATCAAACAGCCCATACTGCATAATACTAGGTATTTCTTCTCAAAATATCTAATCGCAATTTCATTGCAGGAGGAGATACTTGAAATTTTGTTGCTAAATCCTTCAAT